AGGTCGCGGAGGTCGCGGAGGGCGCGGAGGGCGCGGAGGATCTCCGAAGCCTTTCCTCCCGTTGCAACGTCAACGATCGGCGGAAGAGCCAACAACGTCTCTGCGAACTTCGTGAACTCACTCCCGTCCTTCAGGTTCGCGGCGATCACATTCAAGCAGGGAGGGAGGATCTGGCGGACAGACCAGTCGACGACGCGATAAAGACGGCGACGTTCCAGTTCATCGCTTCCCGGGCTCCCGACGATCAACGGAAGCAGCGCCCCGCATTCCTTCCGCCAGTCTTCCCGCGCGTCCTGAGTTGAGATCGCCAGCCGATGAATGACCGGGCTTGTGCATGGCGGACAGGCGTCCGATTTCGGATCGAGCTTCTCCGCCAGCGCGTCGTCTCCGAACTCCCGTGCAACGTCCCGGAGGATGCGGCGTTCGGTCTGGATCAGGCAGGCGTCGCCTTCGGCTCCAGACCCAGTTCCTCCGCGCAGCTTGAGGGTCGAAAGGAACTCCGGGGTCATCCGGGCACGGGCTGCGGTTGCGATCTCAGTCAGGTTCATTGGGGTTCTCCTGTGCGACGTTGCGCGGAGCGTTTGTATACCCAACGGGATCGCGGCGTCAACACGGCTAACAGATCGGGACTTTCTAAATCCCGATCTGTTAGCCCTCACCCGGACTTTACGGAATCCGGCGGAAAGGCGTGCGGACAGGCTACACGGCGTCCGCAGGCGGATCTACGCCAATAGAGGGCTGAAATCCGGGTCGGGGTAGCAACGGCAAGGCCCGATCCCGCTGCCGGGGTGCCCCGTCTCGTCCTCGTTTGTCCCGCCCCCCATAGGGGGATCGTCCCATGTGCATCGGACGCCTTCGAGGTCGAGGTGACACTGTCGCTCGCGCGGGTCCTGGACTCCCCTCCAGAAGTAGCCGTCGATCCCGAGAGCCGAGATTCGCGCTTCGTTAAGCTTGCCGTTGAGCTGCGCGACGGACGTACCCGCGATCCGCTTCGCGTCGCTTTGGCTGCTCCCGTACCGAGTAGCCATCTTCTTCGCGAGAGTGTCCGTCGCCATGCCCGACGAGTAGGCGTCCTCGATGTCGCCTCGGAGTCGGTCGAAATAGCGCTCGGGGACCGTCTTGATGAACGCGACGTTCTCGGTCGTCCAGGCGGCGACGTGGTCCCTGATCGGCTTCTCGATCGATCCGTACTGGAGCCCGGTCGCTGCCCGGAGTTGACGGTCGAGCTGCTCTCGCTGGTGGACGTCGATCCGGTGCCCGAACTTCGTCGGGAGTTCCTTCAGCGCTTCCCAATCGAAGGCATCGTCGAACGTGTTCTGTGCGACGGCCGCAAGGTGGAGAGCTCGGCGCGCATCCAGGGCGACGGAGCGGTTCTTCCATTCGGTCGGTCCCGGAAGTTGGTGGGGGAACCAGCGCTTCCGGTCCGGCGGAGCGGCGTCCATCCCGTTCGTCCGGCGTTGTGCCGACAGGTCTTTGAGGATCTCCTGTTCGACCTCCGCGAACGCGGCGCGCGCCCGATCGCAGATCGGTTCGATGGCGCGGTAGTACGAAAGCTCGATCGCCGTCGGAGGGATCGGTTTCGGAGCCCGGCGGAGCCTGCTCTTCGGTCGGAGCGCGGTTAGCTTGCGCGCCAGCGCGATCGTCCCGGCGCGGTCCAGTATCACGTTCGCCGCCGGAGCATCGGTCCTACCACGTCTCGTTCGTGTTTCAGGTTCGCCTTCACGTCGTCCGGGTACCGGCCGTTCGGAACCGGGACGCGGCGGAACGCCGTGAACTCCTTGTCCGGGTCGTTCGCGTTCGTCGGCTCGCCTTCGACCAGCGCGCGATAGACGGAGACGTGTTTCTGCGCCATCGACCCGCCGACGGTCTTCATCCCGATCAGCGCGATCCTCTTCGGGTGAAGGCCCGTCTCTTCCCAGAGTTCACGGATCGCGCAGGAGAGCGGATCTTCGCCGGGCTCCGCGTGGCCTCCCGGATGACACATCTTCCCCGTCTCCCGGTCGGTCCCCATGATCAGGTTCCCGTCGGGGTCGAACGCGGCGACGACGGAGCAGGCGGAGCGAACCTTCGTCCGTCCGTTCTTCGTAACGAAGTCGGCGGCGTCCTGCGTCGGTGCCGGCGGCGCGCCCGGAACCCTCAGCGCCTTGGGTGGACTAGATCCGCCAGCGGCCGGGTCAGGTAGTCCACCTGTCGGATCTGGCGGGGCGGGAGGCTCCGGTGCCGTCGCTTCCTTCTGGGCCATCATCTTCCGGCCTTCGAGGTCGAGGACGATCGGGCCGTCGTTGAAGTCCGAACCGCCGAAGCGCGTGCTCGCCACTTCCTCCGGCGTTGCGATCCCCTTGTCGACGTAGATCTGGTCGGTCTGCGCGATCTTGTACCGATAGTCCGCCCGCGCGGTGTCGGTCATTTCGCGCAGCGGGTTCATCGTCACGGTCCAGCGCTTCGGCGGCTTCCCGTTGGCGACTCCCTGCGACGCGGCGAGCTGGAGCCCGATGAACTTCCGAAGGTTGGGGAGCAGCTGCTGCTTCTGACGGCCGGCGTTCTGATCGTCGAAGATGTCCTGGTCGCCCTTGCCCGTGTCCCCGAGTCCGCCCTTGCCCTGGTTCAGCAGGAGCGACGCAGGCATGTCCGCAGCGCCGGCCAGCTGCAGCGCGAACTCCCGCTGGATGTCGGCGACGCCGCCCAGGTCCAACTTCACGCGCTCGAGCGTCTCCTTCGAGTCGATGATCCGGGTCTTCGCGATCGACATCGACATCGACATCGCAATCGCGCGCGACTGGATGACCCCGACGTCGTCTTCGTCCTCCGACGCCATCATCCGGGAGAAACCGTCCATCTTCAGGACTGGAAGCCCGAGCTCCGAGAGCAGGATCGCGATGCCGTTCCAGCTTTGCTCGTACTGCGAGAGGACTTGGTTGATCCTCATCCAGATCGAGTCGCCGGCGCCGCGCATCTGGACGCGTGCCCAATGCGAGACCGTCTGACCGGGGAACATCAGCAGCCGGGATTCGTGGACGTAGAAGATCAGAGCTCCGGGCTTCCCAGCCGGCGGTACCTGCGACGCTGGCTCGCCTGGCGTCGGGAGCGCGACCGTCACGCCCAGGTTGCGAAGCTGATAGGTGCGCGGCATTCCGAACTTCGGATCGCGCGGGTCGACGTACCAGCTCCAGCCGATCAACTCGCCGTCCCAGCCGCCCTGGAACGCCGTCAGGTGAGTGATCCGCTTCACCTTCTTCCAGTCGAGAGGGATGGTCAGGTTCGGCTCCCCGTCGTCGACGCCGATCAGGATTCCGCCGCTGCCGTAGTTTCGTTCGTAGCAAAGGGCGTCGAAGAAGGCGCGCCCGAGCCCGAGCTTCTCCTGTTCGTCGACCAGCGCTTCAATCAGCGCCGTGTTCTCGTCGCTCACTTCGGGAAGCTCGCCCGGCGTGTGCTGCGACTGCGCGACCGCTCCAGGGGCCTTCGCTGCTTCGGGAGCGGCGCCAGCCGGCGGGAGATCGTCCAGCCGACCAGTGGTGCTCCTCGAGGCGATGCGGCGCGCAGCGCGTCGGGCGTCCCGGCGATCGGCGTGGCCCTGCTGCTCGTCCTCTTCAGGCTGGATAGAGACCGTCCAGCCGCGGCGGGTCATTTCGCGCGGGATCGTCTCGATGATGCGACCGCCCAGCGCGGAGCCGCGCCAGCGCTCCTGCATCTGCCAGCCGGACAAGAACTGATTGAAGAAGTCGGGGCCGTTCCATTGCCCGCCGTACGTCTTGTCCCGAGCCGGGTCGCCGATGCCGGTCAGGCGGTTCTGGTACCCGTCGACGACCTGCCGGAGGTTGCGGTCCAGGGCCGCCCGGTTGCCCCAAGCGCCGTCTTCGTCGCGCAGGACGACCAGCTTGTCGCCTCCGACCTCATGCAGCGGGATCGGGTCGCTGGGGGAGTAGCCGTCGATCTGGTCAACGACTCGACGTGTCTTCGGATCGCCCATGCGCGCGGACTCTACACCGTTCGAACGTCAGACAAACAATCCCAGCTTGACAGTCGCCCGGCGAATGGCCTGCGACTTCGACGACCCCGTCTTCTTCGGGGTCTTGATCACTGGCCGCTTCGGCTGGTCGGGATCGGGCGGAGGAGGCGGAGGTTCCTTCCGTGCCTTCGTCGACGAACGCTTCCAGTCGGACGCTGTCGATTCGCTCTCGTCATCCATCAGCGCATTGTATCCGCCTCCGGTCGCGTCGATCAGGTCGTCGTGCCAGTCGGGATCCGGGAACGCCTCGAGCTCATTGAGCCAGTCGTCGTTCCAGTCCCCGCGGACGATCTCGACGTTGCCGGCCTCGGCCTGGGCGGAGAACGGCTTGAACCGGATCAGCTTCTTCGACTGCGCCGGGTGCGCGCGCACATAGTAGGCCCGGAGCATTCGGATATATGCGGCTGCCTCGGCGACGCCGGCCTGGGCGGGATCCTGCTCGATCCCGATCTCTGTTTCCTGCCCGTCGAGTGCGGCCGTCTGAAGCACAAGCTCCTGCACCGACGCCGGCCGCTTCCGGCAGGACGCGACGTGCCCGACGATGATCCGGTCGCCCAGGACTCCGATCTTCACGCCGCGGGTCCAGTCGGGGTTCTCCTTGCCCTTCGTTGGCTCCGTCGACGCCCGATCCCAATAGCGGAGCCAGCGAACGCCTCGAGGAGCCTTCTCGAGGAGCTTCGACCCGTCCGGTCCGATGACCCATTCCCGCTTGAAGTAGTCGCCAGCCTTCGGCCGAACCAGCCAGTCACCGTAGAGCAGCTGCGCCCTGGTGACAGGGTCCAGGCCCATCAGGTGGACGCGGTAGTCGGTCTTCGCCAGCGGCGGGTTGTCCTCGAGGCGCGCAGGAATGAAGACGCGGCCGATCGTGCCCTTCGCGCGCGCGCAGTACTCCGGTCCCTCTTCCGTGTTCCGGTAGTGGAGAACCTCGCCGGGGTCCGCCTTCTTCTCGCACTTCGGATCCAGCCAGGGGCCGAACCGCTTCATGATCCAGGAGTGCCCAACGCCTCCGGGGTTCGCCGTCGACCGGATGCGGATCGGTATGCCTGCGACGCTTCGGCCGCGGGAGAGCAGGTAGACGTACTGCGTCTCGGTGAAGTCCTCGAGCTGGTCGAAGCCGATGTACTGGAACGCGCGCCCCTTGTAGTCGAGCTTGTTCTTCTCGTGCTCCATGCTCCGGAAGAAGAGCCGGGCACCCGAGGAGAACCGCCAGAAGTTCCGCTGCGCTTTGTACTCGGCACCCGGATCGATGCCCTTCATGATTTCGTAGCTGCGCTCGATCACTTCCGTGAGCTGAGGGAGCGTCCGCCGGAAGATGATCCCCGTGTACGACGGCTTCGCGATGTGGCGCGTGTAGCCGGCCAGGAGCCCATCTGTTTTGCCGCCACCTGCGCTGCCGCCATATAGGACTTCGTACGCACCGCACGCGACGAAGCGCGTCTGAGGCCCGGAGTTCGGGCGCCACACGACGGGGCGCCCCTGGTAGAACTCCTGCTCTACCTCCTCACTCATCGGTTTCTTGGGGCAGGAGGATGACGCCGGTGATGATCGCCTCCCCGTCCTTCCCGGTCAGTTCGATCCGCGTCGCCGCAGGCCGCAGCCCGGCGCTCGCCCGGTCCTGCTCGATCGCTGACTTCAGCCCGTCGAGCAGATGCTTCACCTCCAGCGGGTCGATGTCCTCCACGCCCTTCTTGCCGAGGTGGATGAGCTTGTTGTTGATGATGGCCGTCGCGTTCCCCGCACCCCTGTGTTGCCGCTCGTTGATCTCCGCCTCGGTCCGGAACCTGTAGACGCTCGCCTTCGCCGCATCGTTCAGGAGCGTGGCCTTGACCTTCTCGTCTCGCTTCGCCTGGAACTCCTCGCGCTCAGCCAGCCAGCCCTCCTTCCGCGCGTGTTCCCGAACGGCGCGCCGGCTCAACTTTCGCTTCTCGGCGAACCCCCGGAGCGTCTCGTCTGAGGCGATGAACTCGGAACGGAACCCGCTCCAATCTCTGCGCTGCGGCGCTGGCATTCGTGGCACCCATCCTCTCGCTGGCTGGCACCCTATCGCAAGTCGTGGCCTCGGCGCACTTGCTCGCCGCGTCGCGCGCGCGTAAGAATCGCTGACGGTCGTAGGTTGGAAACCTCCCCTCCTCTTCGTGGATCGGCCTCGCATCAGCGTGGTCCTCCCGAGAAGTCCAGAGAAAACAGACCCCAAATAATCGCACTCTCGAAGTCGAATCCGACTGGACTTCGTTTCGGGACAGAGCGTGAGTGTCGCTCGTCGGCAAGAGGCACCCCGGAATGATCCGGGCTTCCCAACGAGTCGGCACCACGGAGAACGACATGAGCAACAAGAAGAGCACCGCGAAGAAGGCAGCCCCGAAGAAGACGAACAACCTCGCCGCCGATCTGGCGAAGGGCCGCAAGCCTGCGGTGGACGCCTTCAAGGATGCGGTCCGGAAGATGAAGACCAACCCTCGGCCGACGATGGTTCCCCTCGAGGATCAGAAGCGCGAAGCGGTCGAAGCCGAGAAGACCCCTGAGAACCCGGGCAAGAAGGTCCGCTCGCCCAGGGCTCCGGCTGCGGCGAAGGAACCGAAGGCGGTCGATCCCCGGCTTCCCCCGGTCGGAACGAAGATCGAGAAGAAGGATCGCAACGGCACGGTCCGCTGCACCTGCAAGGTTCTCGACGGCGGACGGATCGAGTACGACGGGAAGGAGTTCGCATCGATCAGCGCGGCGGCTCTCGCGGCGGCGAAGGATCTCGGACTCACGAACAAGACTTACAACGGGTTCACCTTCTGGGGACTCGACACCGCCAAGCGCCCGGCGAAGGATCCGGTCGAGGGGCTCAACGCGGCCTGGGCGAAGTTCGAAGCCGCCTTCTGCCGGGCCAACGTCGCAGCGACCGACGCGAACCGCGACGAGATCCGGCGGCTCCTGCGCACCTTCGGGAACGCGACCATCGACGCTGCGAAGGACGCGGCCTAGCAGCGGTTCGGATCAGCGGAGCGGTCCTCGGGCAACCGGGGGCCGCTTTCGCGTTCAGGGGGCTTCGGGCTTCGGCTTGGCTCCGGATGCCCGCTTGCCCTTCACGGAGCCCACGTCGGGCACAGGCTTGGCCGTCCGCTCGGCTTTGACCTCCGCGAATGTCCGGCCGTCACCGTCGAGCGTCGCGGTCTTGCCGGAGAACTTCTCCCAACGCGCGACAATGGTGTCACAGTAAACAGCAGCCAACTCGACAAGTCGCGCGGATCTTCCTGTCTTCTCTGCCGCGATGAGCGTCGATCCGGACCCTCCGAAAAGATCCAGAACCGTTCCTCCGTCGGGGCAGGAGTTCGCCATTGCTCGCTCCGCGAGTTCGACGGGTTTTTGCGTGGGGTGAAATTCGTTGACCGAGGATCGAGCCTGGTCCCAGACGGTCGTTTCGTTCGTGGGTCCGAACCAATGGGGCGGAGATCCTTTCTTGAAGCAATAGTAGCAAGG